CCTCGATCGCGCTGCTGATGTGAAAGCCGGTAACAGGCTGTTTTTGAATCTTCCGTCAGGCACAGCTCAGGCCAGAACCGTCCAGGCCGTTAACGGAAACACAGTCACTGTCACCACACCCTACAGCGAAACGCCGGAGGCTGAATGTAACTGGGGTGTGGACTCTGACGATCTGTTTATAGCGCTTTTCCGTGTTACGGGAACGCGGGACAACAACGACGGTACTTTCGAGGTCACCGGGACGACTTACAACCCTGATATCTATTCCGCTGTTGATACCGGCGCAAGACTGGACGAGCGGCCAGTCAGTGTCATTCCGCCAGGGGTTCAGGCTCCCCCAGGAAATATCGTCGTAGACAGTTACTCTACGGTTAACCAGAACATTGCGATTACCACCATGCGCGTTGCCTGGGATGCTGTTCAGGGTGCAGTTGCGTACGAGGCGGAATGGCGGCGTGACAGCGGCAACTGGATTAGTGTGCCCCGAACGTCTTCTCTCGGCTTTGAAGTGCAGGGTATCTACTCGGGTCGCTATCTGGTCCGCGTCAGGGCGGTGAACGCCAGCGACGTTTCATCAGTATGGGCGACATCATCAGAAGTAAATCTTACGGGTAAAGTGGGCAATCCGCCGAAACCGGTCGGCTTCATCGCTTCTGATAATGTGGTTTTCGGTATCGAGCTGAACTGGGGATTCCCGGCGAACACCGACGACACGCTGAAGACGGAAATTCAGTACAGCCTGACCGGTACCGAGGACGATGCGATGCTGCTGGCCGATGTGCCTTACCCGCAGCGCAAATATCAGCAGATGGGCCTTAAGGCTGGGCAGATTTTCTGGTACCGCGCGCAGCTGGTGGACCGCAGCGGCAACGAATCAGGTTACACAGAATGGGTGCGCGGGCAGGCCAGCATCGATGTATCCGATATCACCGATGCCATTCTGGAGGACATGAAAGGCTCCGATACGTTCAAAGACCTGATCGAGAACGCAGTGGACAGCAATGAAAAAATTGCTGGCATGGTTGACGACATCAAACAAAACGCCGATGACCTTGAGCAGCAAGCGCTGGCTATTCAGCAAAACGCTGATGGTCTTGCGCAGGCCGAGGTGAAAATCGACGAGATTTCCGTATCGATGGACGGCATGACGGGTGGGGTGAAGAACTCAGCAATTGCGATTATCCAGGGCAACCTGGCGCAGGTGGCCGCGCGCAAAACGCTGTCGGCATCGGTCGCCGGTAACAGCGCGCAGCTGGACCGCATTGATGAGGTGATCGTCAACGAGAAGGAGGCAACGGCGCGTTCGCTACTGAGTTTGCAGACTGACGTGAACGGCAACAAGGCATCCATCAACAGCCTGACCCAGACGTTCTCCGATTATCAGCAGGCCACGGCCACGCAGATAAACGGTATCACGGCGCCGTCAACGGACACACATCAGCCATTACCACTAACGCTCAGGCCATAGCGAACGTTAATGGTGATCTGAAAGCGATGTATACATCAAGGTTGGCGTCGCCAGCAATGGACAGTATTACGCCGCAGGGATGGGGATCGGCGTCGAGAACACGCCATCCGGCATGCAGTCGCAGGTTATCTTCCTGGCTGACCGCTTCGCCGTAACGCACCAGGCCGGAGCCACGGTGACCCTTCCGTTCGTTATTCAGAACGGGCAGGTGTTCATCAGAGAAGCGCTGATAGGTGATGGCACCATCGGCAACGCCAAGATCGGCAACTACATCCAGTCCAATAACTATGTCGCTGGCTCAGTCGGGTGGAGGCTGGATAAGGGCGGTACGTTTGAGAACTACGGTTCGACAGCTGGTGAGGGGGCGATGAAGCAGACTAATCAGACGATTAGTGTCAAGGATGCCAACAATGTGTTGAGGGTGCAGATCGGGAGAATTACGGGAACATGGTAACGGGAGGCCTCTTACGGGGCCTCTTTTTTTCAGGAGAACTGGATGGCGGAATATGGTGTTCAGACATGGGACGCATCAGGCAAGGTAAACAACTATGGCGTTAAACCTGTCAGCGTTTGTGGCTATCTCCAGCTGGCCCAGAACCAGAAAACAGGCTCTTACACAGTAGCGCTTCCACCGGGTTGCAGGCTGACCTATTTTCAGAGCATGAACGGCGATCAGTTTGGTACGAGTCGGAGGAAGATCACCATTTCGGGGGGAACAGCAACAGTGTCAGCAGCAGGTGATACCGACTACTCAGCAGGGACTGAGCCTGCGGCAGCGGCTTATCTCATTTTCCAGATCGAGAGGGCATAAATGGCGGAGTATGGCGTTTTACTGACGACCACGAGCGGGGAAGTATGGGTGACCGCGAACAGCTCGCCAATCGCTCTTCAGGCGCGAAAGACAGCGGCACTTCAGGGAACATCGGGGTTCAATACCAAAGTGACGCACACATTCCCCGCAGGTCAGCCCGTTGTCGCGTTCGTTCATTGCACGGTTGAGGTCGAAATCACTCAGACGATAAGCGGGAACACCATCACGATTGATTTTCTCAGACCGAACGCAACCGGCACAGCGTACGTTTATTTTTTCTCTATTTTCCCGCAGACAAAGCCAGACTACGGGCTGGCTGTGTGGGATGCATCAGGGACGCTGATTTTAACAAACGAAACGCGCACACTGAGCGATGTAATCACCCTCGGTACAGCCGGGGTGGATGCCAGCTCAGGATATAACATCAATACAACTCTGGCGGGGAAGTGGGCCTGTATGCCTGCAATGCTGGGGCTAATTACCGGGGTTGTATCCGCCGGCGGTCAGCCGCAGCCCTACTCGGCCATATACAAAAGCATGGCAAAGCTTGAGGGAAGCAATACGCGGATATTCGCCAGGCCGCAGACAACCCCCGGCGGCAATCTTCAGAACGTTACGTATTCGAATCTGAGGAACGTGATTATGGCCATTAACTGCGCCAATTATGATTGATCGTTTTTAGCGATCAATTTCGAATAATTGATCTATCAAATCAATTATATCCCATTGATTCATATTGTTATTGTGTAGCTTCATGAATGCCCTGGGATATAACCACTATGAAAAATATGATTCTTTGCCTGGCGGTAGCGGTATTGCTCTCCGGTTGCGCTGGCGTTATTGAGAAGCAGCAACCCGTATGCACCGGAACAGCCCTGGTCGGCGGACAGGAAAGCAGCGTCCAGATCTACGGAGTCCGTAAACAAAACAATCAGACGCAGTACCGCGCCGGTTATCCCTTTAACTGGTCATGGGTGAGCGCCAACACATTCACCAGCACCACCTGCCACTAACCCATTCAGTTTTGAACAAACCCCGCTCCGGCGGGGTTTTTTATTGCCTGGAGAAAATATGCTTTATAACACTGGCACCATCGACATTAACGGAAATACAGCCACCGGCACCGGTACGAACTGGACGGCGCCAGCCAGCCAGATTCGGGTTGGCCAGACGTTGTTTGTTCTTTCTAACCCGGTACAGATGTTTCAGATCACCGCCATTAACAGTGCGACGTCATTGACGATTACACCCGCCGCGTCTCCGGCGCTGAGCGGCCAGAAGTACGGCATTCTTGTTACTGATAGTCTCTCGGTCGACGGCCTGGCGCAGAGCATGTCTCAGCTGATCAACGAGTACGACGAGAACATCGGCGCGTGGGAGACGTTCGCCACCACCTCAGCAAACCAGAGCATCACGGTTACCATCAACGGCACCCCTGTAACGATCCCCGGCATCGGTAAACTGGCTCAGAAAGGGAGCAACGGTGCGCTTGCTGTCGCAGACGGCGGAACCGGCGCAACGAATGATGCAGACGCTCGCACAAACCTCGGTTTGGGAAGCTCTGCAACAAAAAACACAGGAACAACGAGCGACAATGTCATGCAGCCCGGCATGTTTGGGCTTGGTCGTCCGGATGGGGCATTAATATTCAACACAACGAGCCAGGATGATCTTCTTGTTGGATTGACAGGGTATGGGCTTACGGTTCTTCGAAATAATGCACAGATACCAGAGCCATGGAATATATGGAACTATTCACCGACAATATTTGCCCGTACAGGTGATACGTATAGCCTTTTTTCAATGCCTTTTCAGTCATCTGGCAAAGTTCGTATTTTTGGTGGTGCAGCAGCAACTGGATGGAATCACAGCAGGATATTATACGATGATAAAAATACTGTTGTAGATAGCAATGGCTTCATAAAGCAGGCATCCCCTGTTGTTAAAATTTTCAGTGATGGTAAATATGAAACTAACGACGAATCAGAAGGTGTCACGGTCACTCGTCTGGATGTCGGGCAATATCTTATTGAAGGCTGTAAAGCACTCAATTCAGACGCTGCCTGGGGCGGTATCGACGGAGGATTTGAAATCCCAACAGACAGGAATAAGCAACCGCTCATATGGCTGGATTATGAGGTTAGCGCGGATGGTTCTGTGCTGGTGAAAACCTACCACCGAACTCACCCTGATGCGCCAGCATTTGCCATGAATGAGCGTGATGGATTGGCAGATGGTGAGCCGGTTGACATCCCGGCTCACCAGTTCGTCAGCGTTCGTGTAGAAATGCCAGTTGACAGCATCTGGAATCAGAAACAAACGGAAGAGGCTTTAAAGCAGGAACAGGGCTCGTAAAAAACCGCCGCCCATTTTGTGTAGGAATGAGCGGCGGCTGATTGCTCAGTGTTCATGCCCGAGCAAACGTCGGGAATATTACCCGAACAATATCTACAGGCCAACCTGGCGAACGGTCGGGAACTCAGAAACCAGCCACATATCGGACTCTTCAAACATCTCCTCCAGCAAGCGGTTCAGTTTTTCCCGATCGCTTTTGCTGGCATCGCTGTTCAGGCCGTTCGCCTGCATCGGCTTCACCTTCACTTCGGCATCAGGGAAAATCTGGTGCACCCGTTTCGTCAGCTCTGCCAGGATAATCTCTCTGGCGCCAACCAAACCATCAACATTACGCTTGTCATAGACCAGCTCAACGAACATAAAGACCTCCGGAAACGACTGTATTTTTAAAGAGAATTTATACTGGTTATTTGTACAGTTTCAACGGTTGGGTATATAGCATTTCAGAAGAGATCCATGGGGCATGGATGGGGCAAAAAAATTGTTTTTGAGACGGTTTGGGGCATGGGTGGGACATTTTTACTCATATGAACTTTGGTGATTTTCATATGAAGGGAATTTTATGTAATTGATAATTCTAAAGAATACACATGCTCTTGGGCGTTCTTTAGTGATTTTCAAAATTGCCGCGTCACGCAGTTAACATGTCGGGCGTTATTAACTAACTTACTGATTTCAATAATGCTCTGGTGCCGCTAGGTATGCTTTGGGGCATCTGTGGGGCAAAATCCGCGAGCCTCTGATTCAGCATTGCGATCTGCTCACTACTGCTGTCTGCCATCCACGCACCGTATACGTTGAAGACCATCTGGGCGCTCGCATGGCCCATCTGACTGGCAATGAAGCTGGGGTTAGCGCCAGCTGACAGTGACCAGCATGCATACGTGTGACGCGACTGATATGCTTTCCTGTGCCTTATCCCTGCTCGCTTCATCGCTGCGTCCCATAAATCACCTATCGAGTCGACTTTGTAGATGATCCCCACCTGCTGACATCTTCTGACCAGTTGAGGGTTGAAAACAAATGTACACTCGTGGCTCTCAGTTCTGCCGTATTCGCGCAGCTGAACATCGATTTGATGCTTTTTTCCAAACCTGGTCATTTCCGCCTGATTCCTCAGGACGCTGATCGCAGGCTGAATGAGGTGTATCACTCTGTTGGTACTGGCCTCAGTTTTCGGTAGAGTGAATTCACCCAGTTTTGTATAATTGCGCCTGATTGTTATTGTTCCAGCTTCAAGATCGATATCCTCCCAGGCCAGGGAGGTCAGCTCCCCATGACGGACCCCTGTGTATACTGCTAGTGACCACAGGTTTTTCGTCTGCTGATGCCGGCATGCATCAATCAGGCGAATAAATTCGTCACGAGTTAGCGGATCTGGCTCTGCCCTGGCTTTTTTGAGAGGCTTGATCCCGTCGAATGGGTTCGCCTCTAAGTAACCGTGATCTGCGGCAAACTGAAACATTCCGGCAATAGTTGTCATGTAATAATTTACGGTGACAACACTTCTTCCCTTTGCCGGGACCTTCCCCTTCATTGGCATCTGGTGACCGGTCAGTAAATCTTTCCTGATATACAGTAATTCCTCTTTCGTCACCGCCGACACCAGCCGATTACCCCCGATCCTTGGCACCATATTCCTTGTGACCGACTCATAACGGTTGAGTGCGTTCGCGCAGATTTCCATTCTCTTCAGATCCAGCCACTTTTCGGCAAGCTCTGACACTGTAATTTCTTTCTTCCCCACCCCAAAAGTCTTGAGGTTAGGGGAGTCCGGAAACTGTGCCGCGTACTCAAATGTGCCTGTTCTGATGGCAAAACATACCGATGTCCGCAGTTCCCCGGCGATCTTCCTGTTCTTAGCGGTGTCAGGGACACCGAGGCTCTCCCTGACACGCTTACCTTTGAAATTAAACCAGATGCGCAATGTGCCACCGTGGTTTTCGACGCCTGTTGGATATGTAACTCTATCCATTGATTCCTCCAGACGCCCAAGAGCGATATGAGATTACCTTTTTCATGGCCTCAGATCACCCAGGCTGTTTGTTTTTCATTGAGGCCACCCACGCATCGACCGCTTTACGGTTGTACATGCACTCGCTGGAAGGTTTCGGATTTCCGTCCGGTGAAACGTGCACATATTCCCGCCCAACCATCCAGCATTCTTTTCTGGCCCGGAGGATGGTTCCGGGCTTGAGCCCGGTAACCGCAATCAGAACCTTTTCGCTAACCCAGTCATTCGGGACCAGAAGAACAACGTCGCTCATAATCACCTCACACTACATCCAGGCCACAGCAGTGGCACCACACTTCAAACATCCGCTTAACCACTTCCCGGCAATAAAGCCCCTGAATATCCCGTGTCAGGTCGTAGCGGTTTCCGTATCGCTTACGAACCCATATTTCAAAAGCTGTATTCATCGTGCCGCCTCCCTGATTGCAGTTCTGTAAGCGCGTAATGCATCACGGCTTTTACCAGAAATAACCGTTTTCAGGATGAAAGTTCCGTGCCGTGAACTCACTACGGCTGGCACCAGAAACAGAGTGTTTTCAACTACCCTGTTATGCTTCCGGTACTCGAATACGGTGCTGGAGATAACGATATTTGCTACAGCGCCATAGTCTTGGTATTGGATTTTCATTCAGCGTACCCCGGCAGGCTTTGTTGCTTTGAGTTCGTCACGTTCTTTGACGTAGCGCTCGTGCATCGCGTCCCATTTTGCACACCATTTCTCCATTTCTCGCTTGCGCGCCAGGATACGACGCAGACGGCGAGCACAACGCTGGTGGGCGGCCAGATACTCCGCTTTTGTTTCCCCATCTCGCCATACCTCCATATCATCGCGATCAATACGCACCCTCGGGTGACGCTGCGGAAAACCAGAACGCTCAAAAGCCTCGGTGGTCATGAAGAAAGCCAGATAGCGGATCGCCGTATCTCGCGTGAAGCATTTTTTGATACGTCTGTGGCGTACCGCCACGTACAGTGGGCCAACTGGCGTACCATGTTTCTGTAATGCCAGGTCAATCATGCTTACGGTGCGTTTATCGTTCATTTCCGGTCCTTAACTTTGTTGTATCGTTCATGACTCATAACTTCCCAGTTCTGTCCTCCATCACGTGAAAGCAGCCTCCACCGAAGGTTCACTTTAAGGCTGAGGTAACCAGTCCGACGCATTCGCCGCGGTGAAATCCGCTGCTGCCGGAATTGCAGGAGAATCTTCACTGCCTGAAAGTGAACCCACTCAGGAATTCGTATCGCTGTCAGTGCCACCAGCTACCTCCTCAAATCTCAGCTCCATTTCGCGCGCCATTTCGATAAACGTGGCCAGTGAGCAAATGTGCTCGTCGTCGAGCAGCCGGCGGTCGCATATCACCCTCCCGTTCTCGATGTGCAGAACTACCCGCCCGGTAAAATCAGGGAGGACATTCAGATCCACGTTCAACACGGGGCGGGGAATCTGCATGCCCTGAAAGAGCATTGTTTGCTGGTTATTCATGGCTGGCCTCCGGGGTAACTGGTTTCTGCTTTTTGACGAACTCAACCAGCTCAGAAATGAGCTCGTCGATTAATTCCTTTCCGCTATCTGTGAGGAATTCACCGCTGCCGTTCACATCTACGGCGTTGCTGTAAATTCCTCTGATGGCTTTTACGCCGTCGATATTCCCGTATTCACTGATCACAAGCCTTTCGAATTTTCTTAATAGTCCATCGAGAAGAATCTCTGTTAACTCAACAGTGTTAATACCGCCTTTATTGAGCTTAATAACAAGGCAGTTACTGCCTGTTTTACGCTGGTGGCGTAATAACGATGCTTTTAAAATTCTGCGTCGGTATGTGTCTATCAAGTTAGTCATTTTCATTTGCCATAAGCCTTTTTCAAATAAAGCATTCCGATATGCCAATAACCTGTTGAGCAAAATAATTGAGCTGTTTTAAATGCTTGTGGATTAATCATGATTCACCTGAATTTGATTACAGAAATCCCCAGGAATATTCCTGTAATCAAAAATGACTAATAATTTTTAAGCAGGGTTTTTGGACTCTGCCTCGATAAGATAAGCTGCAACTGGACCAATGAGGTCTGCCAAATAGTGATGCGACTGATTCTACATCTGAGTCGGTAAGCTTATGAGGGTAGTTCTCAAGCATCCTTGCGACAATCTCAGCCTGATATGCCTTTGATGCCGCTTTATGCAATGTGATATCAGACATTTTCTGCATCCTTATAACCAGAAGAGTAGGTCGCTGATATGGCAATTTTGTTAGTAGCCATTGCTAATTCAGCGAGGTCGGAAATCACGCCAGATAAAGTCATTATTTTATTTTTATTCAAATTCTTTTCTTCAACCTCATTCATAATGCTTACCCCTATATGATTGATGGCCTCCAAAATAGAGATTGTTTTTGTATCGCAATCAGTAGCAATTTTGTCAAAATCAATGTCATGACATTTCTCTTTGTCAGAAGAGAATCGGTAATCGGGAATATCTACAAGTTGAAAAAATTTCTCTGTACTCATCTTATGCACTCCATTAATCCGCCAATGCATAAACAATACATAACGTATTAAATAAGATCAATACAAAACGGAGTATTTGTGCGTATTATTTCACATCATTTTGTTTTTGAAGGTTTTTTAGTTGATCGCAGGAAGTTTGAGGCATAAAAAAAGCCGCTTTCGCGGCCATTTTATGGGAGGTTGGTGATTTTTGCGTCGACCACAACCCCGATAATACGGCAGTTGCCATTTATAGGGATTATGGGGTACTGGGGGTTGAGGGGTTTTAAAAATCTTTGACCAGCATCTATAACAAGCTTTTTGAATGTAGCTTCATTGTCACCGTCGAGTTTCGCTACAACCAATTTCCCGTTGATTGCTTCCACCTGGGGATCGACAAGTATCACCATACCTTCTGGTATGCTCAGCCCTGCTGGTGATGTCATTGAATCGCCTCGGACGTCTAACCAGAATGAATCCTCAGAACATTCTACGGTTGTGTCATACCATCTATCGATCGCTTTACGGTGATACGGTTCTACTGCTTCCATCCAGTCTCCAGCGCTAACCCAGCTAATAACAGGGTAACTTCCCTTGGATTCGTTAATGCTATTAAAACTTACATTGTGATCGGCTCTTGAGTCGCTGACCGTGCCATCAGCGTTTACTACGAAGCCTGGCATTTTCAATATGTTAAAAATCTTGGCTATAACCTCTAGGTTTGGTTCGCGTCTGGCATTTAGCCAATGGCCTAGGCCGCCCTGCGTTATGCCGAGCGCCTCTGCCAGCTGTTCTTGAGTCATGCCGACCTCTTTCATCCTGGTTTTGGCCAGGTCCTGCCATCTCTGTTTCATAGTCATGATTATTACATTCTGTATTTAGTGAGCAACTTCCATTTTGTATTATTACGATGAGCGTGTATAGTACGTTATGTATTATTTATGCGAGAATAATCGAATGAGTGGAATCAAGAGCCTTAGACGCAAAGCAAAGGTAACTCAGGGAGAGCTGGCTGCGTTGATCGATAGCTCCCAAGGGGCCGTTAGCCACTACGAAACAGGAAGAAGGGTTCCTGATGTTGCTGTCGGAAAGCGGATTGTCAGTGCCTTTAAACAGCTTGGTCTGAATACAAGTTTGGACGAGGTATTTTCAGATGATGTCGCAAGGGATGAAGCGTGAATCCGATCTGCTCCCGTCAGTATATGCATTGGCCGATGAAGAGTGGATCAAGCAGCAGTTACTGAGCCTCACGGCAGCAGCACGACAAAAAGCCATTCAGCGTTATGCAGCTGTGTATCAGGAATCGTTCGAAGCCGAGCCCGTTTCATACCGCAAGGAGAACCGGGCAAGGCATGAAGCAAATATGCGGCTTCGCCTGTTTGTGAGAAATCACGGCAGGGCTTTACAGGGGTATACCGCCGAACCTCCCCTGGCCGGAACGCCAACGCGTTCTTGATTGTTGCGGGTTTAAAGGTACCCGGACAAGAACAGGCTTAAAGGTGCCTGTTCAGGTTGGCAACCAACTGACCCAAATCCTCATATGTACTAGGTAGGTAGTGCGTTTTTATGGGGAAGAGGGAAAGGGGGGTAAGGGGGGATTGGGTGTAGGGGTAGGAACAGGGTCTTTTCCAACAGGAGAGATCCATTGGTTAAGTAGATCACTGTCTTAAAGGCGAAATTAAAAAAACGCCTGTATCAGCAAGATAGTACAGAGCGCTCAGGCGCTGAGAAAAAAAAGGGTTCTTTCTGGAAGAGTGATTTTTCAGGGGAACTGATTCAGAAGGGAGGCTGGCAGCCTTTGGGGAGGCCACCAGCCATGTGAGGGGGAATCCATGAAAACCACATCACAAAATTATTATCTCATTACCGCGGGGTCCGCACAATGCAGCTGACGATCACACCTAATTTTGCACAGGAACGAGCCCTTAACCAGCTGCGCCGTAACTGGAAGGATACAGAAACCTTCATGGTGTACTCGCCGACGGGCAGCGGTAAAACAGGACTAGCCGCCTTCATCGTTGCCGGGTTCGTCAGTCGTGGCATGCGAGTAATGTTTTGCGCGCCTTACCAGATCCTCATTACCCAAACCGCAAAGCGTTTTGTGGAGTACGGGTTGCCGGGTGATGAAATCGGCTATGTCTGGGCGGATCACCCAAACTACGATCCTTCCCTCAAAATACAAATTGCCAGCGCTGATACGCTTATTCGTCGCGTGTTCCCTGACAATATCGATCTGCTGATTATCGACGAAGCGCACCTGCGAAAAAAACGCATTCTGAAGGATATCGAACGCCTGCGCGAAAAAGGTGTGAAAGTGATTGGCCTTTCGGGGACACCATTTTCCCCGTTCCTGGGCAAATACTATGACCGACTGATTAAGCCAACCACCATCGGCGAGCTGATCCAGCGCGGCGACCTCAGTAAATACGAATTTTACGCGCCAACTAAGCCGGATCTGAAGGGCGTTAAAACCTCTCCGTCTCTCCAGTACGGTACCGACTACAACGAGACTCAACTGGCGGAGATCAT